GTTCGAGCAACACGGCGAACGATGCGCCGTCACCTACAAGGCCTGGCCGAAGTCGGTGATGGTCCAGAAGGGCGACAAGTGGGTGCATAAACACTCCGCCGACGACTACGACGACGCCGGCACCAAGATCGAGGTCAAGCCAAAGCGACGCAGCCGATCAAAGAAGATCGTCGGCATCGATCCGGCCAGCGGCAGTGACTTCGCCGTCCTCACCACCATCCGCGGGAATGACGCCTCACAGTTCATCGTCGACGACGTCGAGCTGTTGAATCCGCTCAACCCCACCATCAACGAGCTGATCCTCACCCGCAGCCGTCGCGTTGCCTAAGGGAAGACCCATGACTGATCTCGAAACCATCATCTCGATGCTCTCCTATCGCCGGCCGGCGGGTTCGGCCACCGAGATGGAGTTCATCAAGAAGTTCATCATCCCGCTCGGCGCGAAGATGGACAAGCACGGCAACTGGAGGCTGACGATCGGCGAGACCCCGACCGTACTGTGGTCCTCGCACACCGACAGCGTCCACGGCAAGGAGGGCTACCAGAAGGTCGACTACGACGGGAAGTATCTCTCTCTGCCCGTCAATTCGAAGTCGAACTGCCTGGGAGCAGATTGCGCTGCCGGCGTCTGGATCATGACGGAGATGATCAAGGCGAAGGTGCCGGGTCTGTACGTCTTCCACTTCGCGGAAGAGATCGGCTGCGTCGGCTCCCACGCTATCGTCGACAAGGAGCCTGGGCTTCTGACCGGCATCAATGCCGCTATCGCATTCGATCGTCGCGGCACCGCTGAGGTCATCACCCATCAGGGGGTGAGGACTGCATCGGACAACTTCGCCAAGTCGGTGGCTGGGCAGCTGCCGAGCCGGTTCGCACCGTCTGACAAGGGCATCCTGACCGACACCAAGCACTACCGCAAGCTGGTGGCCGAATGCACCAACATCTCGGTCGGTTACTACAACGAGCACCGCCCTCAGGAGGCGCTCGATGTCGGTCACCTGATCGAACTGCGCAACTGGATGGTCAAATTCGATCAGTCGAAGCTGGTGATCGAACGCGACCCTTTTGCCAAGCCGAAGATGACGATGAAGGACGTTGGGAAGTCTTCTTTCGGCAGCTTGCGCTATCGCAAGGAGGAGACCCTGCGTGACCTGGTCTGGCATCACGCCGACAAGGTTGCGGCCTTCCTTGAGAATACCGGCGTCACCTTCGACCAGCTCCACGACGCGATCTACGGAAAGTCCGAACCACGGAAGTCCGGGACAGGCAGCGTCTTCGACGACGTCGACGACCTGTTCAGCGTCGCCTCCTGATCGCAATTCACGCAACACACACACATTCAAGGGAACTGACAATGCAGCTCGGAATGAAGGACCACGTCGACGTCGCAACCGGCGTTCAGGACGAAATCAAGATCGCCTTCGAGGCCAACAGCGTGGCATTCTACGCTCAGATCTCCGGCCTCGCCAAGGACAAGATCCGCTACCCGATCCGGGAGCTGTCCACCAACGCCTGGGACGCCTCTCGCGGCGACTTCGAGGTCCATCTTCCCACCCGGCTCAACCCCGTGTTCCGCGTCCGTGACTACGGCTCCGGCATGAGCCACGAGCAGATGGTCAACGTCTACGCTCGCCTCTACGCCTCCACCAAGCGCGCTACCAACGAGCAGGTCGGCGGCTGGGGCCTCGGCTCCAAGAGCCCGTTCGCCTATCTGATCGGCGACAACGGTGCCGGCTCCTACTACGTGACCTCCTACCATGACGGCGTGATGCGCTCTTATGTGCTCTCGCTGGCCCAGGACGGCGCGCCCGTCATGCGCCTGATGGCCGAGGTCCCAACCGAGGAGCGCAATGGCCTGGACGTTTCGTTCGCTGTCCGCCGTGAGGACATCGATCACTTCGTTGCCGGCGCCCGCTCCATCCTGTGGTCCTTCCTGCCGCGCCCGAACATCTTCCCGAGGGATGCAGTCACCTGGAAGGATCCGGTCATCGAGACCGAGGGTGAGAACTGGATCAAGTACAAGTCCGGAACGGTGCCGTTCCAGGGTCCGCGCGTTCGCATGGGCTGCGTCATGTATCCCTTCGACCTGCGCCAGATCGAGAACAGCGGGTTCCTGGACATCAGCGACGAGGTTCTGTTCGATGCTCCGATCGGTTCGCTCAAGGTCACGCTGTCCCGCGAGGAACTGGCCTATGACGACACGACCAGGACGACGCTGAAGAACCTGGTCAAGCAGTATGAGGACAGCTTCCTCGACCAGCTCCGCGACAAAGTGGATGCGGCCGAGACCCTGTTCGAAGCCGCCAAGATCTTCGACGACGAGACCGAAATGCTGGGCGCAACCCGGCAGTTCCGGCTCCGCGACGCGGTGCGCTACCGTGAACTGTACATCCCGCAGATGCTCACCAAAGAGAACTGCAAGATGGACATGCTCCAGGAGGGCTGGCAGCAGTTCGAGAAGTTCGAAGACAAGGGCGTCCGCGCGAAGTGGGCGGCCGATGCCAAGATCGTCATTGAGCACAATCCGAGCTACTCGCTCAGCCGCTTCCACATGGCTGAACTGGTTGGTCAGAAGGTGCTGTGGGTGCGCTGCAAGCGGCTGGTCCGCGACCAGGTGCTCGCTGCTCTCGGCAATCCCGAGGTCATCGATCTCGACAGCTTCAAGGTTCCGGTCGCCAAGCGGGTCAGTAAGACGATCCGCAAGCGCAAAACCTTGGTCGTGACCAACCACGGTCTGCAACGCATCACCCAGGACGTCGATCTGGCTGAAGGCGGATTGATGGTCGAGAGCCAGCCGGGAACGTTCCGCCGTCGTCGCGGCGGCAGTGATTGGTATCGGCTGCACGATGACCAAGCCGGTGCAATCGACTTCAGCGCAGCCGAGAGCTTCATCAGGTCGATGGTGGAGTTTCAGCTGGTCGAGGTTGGCACCGTCATCCTCGTCAAGTCGAGTGACCAGGAGATTCCGGGCGACTGGACCATGCTGGCCAACGACATGGTCGAGGAACTGAAGGCGAAGGTCAACGTGCAGGAGTTCACCGGCCTGCACAAGAAGACGCTCCACAACCTGGACTCCAACCTTCAGGCAGTGGCGAAGATGCGTATCCGTCAGGCTCCGGAGGACGTTCTCACGTTCCTTCGTGACCTCAAGTCGCTTTACCGCTCGCTGCAGAGCAACTCGACTGCGGCGACGGAGAGCGACAAGGCGTACGCGGCCCTGAAGCGGATTGGCGTGCAGATCGACAAGCCGGAAGTGCAGTGTCCGATCGAAGCGATCCAAAATCGCTTCAACCTTCTCTGCAATGAGTACCTGCTGCTGAAGACCATCGTCGAGGCGTACGAGTATTCCTACCGCGGTCAGGATAAGGCGGCGAAGCTCAAGCACTATTTCCAGCTTCTCTCCCGACCCGAAGCGGCAAATGACAACGACGAGGACGAGGACGGCTTCGTCGAAGATCTCGTCGAAGATCTCGACATCGCCGCCTAACCCAACCGGAGCACATCATGATCCGCAGCGTGATCACCGACACGTCAATCTTCTTCATCGCCAAGGGTCGTCCGTGGACCTTGGCGGTGGATCACCCGGCATTCGGCCAGGTGAAGTCTCGCCTGACCGAAGGGTGTGACGACGAAGACGAGATCGTCCGCCTTACGGACGTTCGGGTGGCGGTGAATGACGCCACTGAAGGGAGGGCTGTCCTCGACGAGGATGGCCTGACCCTTGACGGCGAGCAGATGCCTGAAGCCTGGCACCTCAAAGCCATGGCCCAGCCAGACTCGCTGCGAGTTCTCGTCGTGACCCCGGGAGACCGGGTCCGCGTCGCGGGCGACGAGGAAGCGAAAGACGGCATCTACATCGTGGGTGACGTCGACAATGCCGACGCCGACAAGCGCGTGATGGTGGAAAGCGAAGATCCTGACAGCGAAGACTGGTTCATGGGCTTCGTCGCCAACACGTCCATCAAAGAGATCATCAAGGATTAAGCCAACATGGACTTCTGCCTGTTCAAGACCGCCGTCGCCAAGCAGTTCAAGACGATGAGCGCCGGCAAGCTCTTCTGCACTGACGTCGAGAAGGATGACCTCTGGTCCGCCTACCTCGGCGCCTTCCCGGCCGGCACCAACCCGGTGTACCGCGAGCGGACCGAGCACGACTGCAGCTGCTGCCGCCAGTTCATCCGGGCGGTCGGCAATGTCGTCTCGATAGACGACAAGCACAACATCGTGACCATCTGGGACGGCAAGATCAGCGATCCCACCTACGCTGCCATCGCCGGCATGATGTCCAGCCTGGTGCGCTCGAAACCGATCGTCAACGAGTTCCTGACCTCGGAGACCGCTGCCGGCACCGACAAGAACTTCGAGGACGTCCTCGGCAAGGTGCAGACCTGGGAGCACTTCCACGTCCGCATGCCGAAGGAGGTCGTCACCGCGAAGGCGAAGATCGGGACCTTGCTCGGCGAGACAAGGTCAACCTACGACGTCTTCAAGCGCGGCCTCACCGAGCTGACGATGGATGCCGTCGACACGGTGCTTGAGCTGATCAGCCAGAACTCGCTCTACCGCGGCAGCGAGCACAAGTTCGCCGTGGACGCCTTCCGCAAGGCTAAGGCGGCCTACGACGCACTTCCGGACGGAGCCCGCGATCCGTGGATTTGGCTGACCATCAAGGCCACGCCCGGCTCGGTCACCCGCATCCGCAACACATCGATCGGCACGCTGCTGATCGACCTGTCGGACGGCGTGGAACTCGAGGACGCGGTCCGGAAGTTCGAGAAGTCGATCATGGCGCCCGAGAACTACAAGCGCCCGACCGCGTTGGTGACGCCGGCCATGGTCAAGAAGGCCAAGGAGACCGTGCAGGAGCTGGGGCTCACCTCCGCCCTGGAGCGACGCTATGCGCAACTGACGGACATCTCGGCCGCCAACATCCTGTTCGCCGACCACTCCGTTCGCAAGGCCATCAGCGGCGACGTCTTCGACATGCTGCCGGTCAAGAAGACCTCCCGCAAACTCGACAAGATCGAGGAGGTCAGCATCGAGAACTTCATCGCCAATGTTGTGCCCAAGGCGCAGTCACTGGAGGTGATGCTGGAGAGCCGGCACATCGGCAACCTGGTCAGCCTGATCGCGCCGGTCGATCCGACCGCTGAGCCGCTGTTCAAGTGGGGCAACAACTACTCGTGGTCCTACAACGGCGACATGGCGGACTCGTCGATGAGCCAGAGGGTGCAGGAGCGCGGCGGTCGCGTCGACGGCGTACTGCGGTTCACCCACATGTGGAATCACCTGGGCCGCAACGGCAGCCTGATGGACCTGCATGTGTTCATGCCTGGCCACAGCGATCACAAGGACGGCTGCCACGACAGCTATGGCCGCGGTCGTCGCATCGGCTGGAACCACCGTGGCGATCCGCTCTCCGGCGGCGAGCAGGATGTCGACTACACCCAGGTCGCCCCGCCCGGCTACATCCCGGTCGAGAACATCACGTTCCCGAACTTGAGCAAGATGCCCGAGGGCATCTACACGTTCAAGGTTCACAACTGGGCGCTCCGCTCACCCACGGACTCCGGCTTCAGCGCTGAAATCGCTTTCGGCGGGAACGTCTACGAGTTCGAGCATCGGGCTCCGCTCAAGCAGAAGGAGTGGGTGACGCTGGCGAAGGTCGAGCTGAAGGATGGACAGTTCAGGTTCATCGAGAGCCGCGACACGACGCAGACGAGCAAGAAGGTCTGGGGTCTCGACACCCAGGACTTCCACAAGGTCAACACCATGATGCTGTCCCCGAACTACTGGGGCAATCAGGGCGTCGGCAACAAGCACTTCTTCTTCATGCTTGACGGCTGCCAGAACGATGGCGAGGCGCGCGGCTTCTACAACGAGTTCCTGCGTCAGGATCTCGAACCGCACCGCAAGGTCATCAATCTCGTCGGCTCGAAGATGAAGGCCGAGAAATCGGCCAATCAGGTCAGCGGCCTCGGGTTCTCCAGCACGCAACGTGCCGAACTCGTGGTCAAGGTGGCCGGCAACTTCAATCGGACCCTCAAGGTCGTCATCTAAGGAAAGGACTACAATGGACTTGTTCGAAAAAGCATCCCGCCTGAAGCTTCGCTTCGCCTCCGCGGTCGGCCCTCTGTCGGTCGAGCAGCTGTGGGATCTCCCGATCACCACCAAGGCGAAGAACGCGGCTGATCTGGCCGGCATCGCCCGCAACCTGAACCAGCAGCTCAAGGCCAACAGCGACGACGATCTGCCGTTCCTGTCCACCGGCAAGAAGGCGGACAGCGACACCCAGCTCGCCTTCGACATCGTCCGGCACATCGTCGAAACGAAGCAGGCGGAGGCCGCGAAGGCTGCCGAGACCGCATCGAACCGCGACAAGAAGCAGCAGATCCTCGCGCTGATCGCCGCCAAGGAGTTGGAGGAGCAGGCCGGCAAGTCGCTCGACGACCTCCGCAAACTCGCCGCAGACCTGTAATCGCATCCGGCCGGGTGGCTCACGCTGCCCGGCCGCTTGCATGCATGCAAAGGAGACGACCGTGCAGACGTTCGATTTCGAAGTCTCGTTCCTGATGTCCTGCGTGACGAGGGGTTACACGATCACCGCGAACGACAAGGACGATGCCCAACGCAAGATTGCTGAGTGCATCGACAAAGACGGCAAATTCGACTTCGAGAAGTTCGAGGAAATCGGCGGCAGGACCGGTAGCTGGGACATCGAGAACGGCACCGACCACGGATACGAGCTGACCGATCCGGACAGCATCAAGGAAACCTACGACTGAACGGAGGATGAAGATGAAGAAGACGCTGACCAAGCTGCAAGAGCGCATTGTCGCTCGCGTGATCGCCGATCCTATGAACACGCTCTATCTCTCGAAGGGTTACGTCAACTCGGCGAAGAGCCTGATCGACAAGGGCCTGATCGACCGGCACTGCTACGGGTCGATGATCCAGTCGCAGTACCTCACTCCCCAGATCAAGTCGGTCTTCTTCGGCGAGAACGACGAGGTGTTCGCGATCCAGGACATCTACGACAACTGCTGGCTGATCTTCGAGGATCGCGAGCTGGTCGCAAAACCCCGCTCCGAGGATAAGGCGGACCGTATCGTCAAGGCGCTGAAGGCGCTGCGGCAACAGGAGGCGGACTTTCCCAGGGCCTCCTCGCTCGCCGCCTAATTTGCATTTTCTGCAACTTTATGTTTGCTTGAATGCAAGCACGATGCTAACCCTCATTCACCTCTGACCGAGACGAGACCATGCAAGTCGAAAACATCTGGGTTCCATCCCCGCAGCAGGCTGCGTTCCAGGACAAAGCCTGGAACAGCACCAGCTCCATCGTGCTGATCGCCGTGGCCGGCGCCGGCAAGACCACGACAATCCTCAAGACGGTCGAGCGGATGTTCGGCACATCGGTGATCCTCGCCTTCAACCGCAAGATCGCGGACGAGATCAAGGACAAGCTGAAGAAGGCCGGAATCGACTGGAAGAAGGCCGAAGCTGCGACCACCCACTCCATCGGCGCCCGCAATTATCTGAAGGCCTATCCTGCCAAGACGGTCAAGGAGAAGGTCGCCAACATCACGTCCGACCACATTCAGTACATGAAGGTCCCCGTCGAGCTGCACGCTCACGCATCCGTCGTCTGCCAGTTGGTCTCTCTCGCCAAGCAGAGCGGCCTCGGCATCGAGGGACAGGGGCATATCGAGGACGCCTCGATCTGGGAGGATATCGTCGAGCACTTCGACCTGTTCGACACCGAGGAACTGGCCAAGAAGGCCGAGGACCTGATCGACTGGGCCATCAAGGTCCTTCACGAGTCGAACGCCAACCGGCTCCAGATCGACTTCGACGACATGATCTACCTGCCACTCTTCTACCGTGTGCGATTCTGGCAGTACGACAACGTCTGGATCGACGAGGCCCAAGACACCAACACCGTACGCCGGCTTCTCGCTCGCGCTCTGATGAAGCCTCGTGGTCGACTGTTCGCTGTGGGTGATCCGCACCAGGCGATCTACGGCTTCACGGGTGCCGACAACGACAGCATCGAGATTATCAAGCGCGACTTCAACGCGATCGAGATGCCGCTGACCGTCACGTACCGCTGCCCAAAGGCGGTGGTCAAGATGGCTCAGGCCTGGGTGGACCACATTCAGGCCCACCCCTCGGCCCCGGAAGGATCGGTCACGCTGGAGGCCTTCGAGCAGGTCATGCAGAAGCCGGACCGGCTCGACGGTGATGCAGCGATCCTGTGCCGTAACACTCGACCGTTGGTCAACGCTGCTTTCGCCCTGATCCGCGCCAAGATCCCCTGCCGGATCGAAGGCCGGGACATCGGCGAGCAGCTGAAGAAGCTGGCGACGCGCTGGAAGTCGGTCACCAACATCCCGGCCCTCGAAGACAAGCTCGACGAGTGGCTGGAGAAGGAAAAGGCCAAGTGGCTTCCGAAGAAGAAATTGTCCAGGGTCCAGGAGGCCGAGGACAAGGTTGAGACGCTTAAGGTCGTGATGGATGCCTGCCGCGAGGCTAAGCGCCACAAGGTCTCTGATGTCGTAGCCTACATCGACTCGATCTTCGCCGACAACGTGACCGGCATCCTGACCCTGTCGACCATCCACCGGTCCAAGGGCCGGGAGTGGAAGCGGGTCTTCTGGCTGGATCGGTTTAGCACCTGCCCGTCCAAGTACGCCACGCAGGACTGGGAGCGCGAGCAGGAGAAGCACCTTCAGTACGTCGCAGCCACCCGGTCCATGGGCGAGCTGATTGACCTACTGCCGCCGCTGCCGAAGCAGAAGGCGGTCAACGACAACGAGAAGCAGCCGAAGGAGAAGGCGGCGTGAGGCCGCACTATCCGCACGGCAAGCCGCCAGAGGGTGTCGACGTCCTCTGGCGGTGCGAGGCCCAGAGCTACTCCTACATCATCGACGCAGACGCCGATCGCTATGGCGTCACGGACCCGCGACTCGAGCTGCGCTGGTACCCCGTCGATCGCCGGACGCCCAAGGGCGCCTGGGTGTGCGGTGAGTTTCAGTTGCTCACCGCATTCAAGAAGAAGTTTTCGGCGACCGAGGAAGACGCGATCAACGACTTCAAGGCCCGGAAGCGCAAGCAAATCGACATCGTCACCCGGCAGCTGCGACGAGCCCAGCAAGAGCTGGCGCTCACCGAACCGCACGCGCTGGATGCGCTTGTCCTGAGAGTTGCATGAATGCAAGCAAGGAGAGATCCATGAACGGTTTTGTTCTCTATCGAGGCCCGTCCGAGGTGGACGGAGAGCCGATCGTCGTCATCGTCACTGGTCTGCTGACCGGCGGCAACAACTCCAAAACCGGCAGCATGACGCAGATCTACATCATGCGAGCCGATATGAACCCGCTGGTGGCTTCGCAGATCGGCGCCGACTATTCGATCTGCGCTGGCTGCGGCCACCGCGGCAAGATCGTCACTGACCCCAAGACCGGCGAGCGCAAGAACGTCGGCCGCTCCTGCTACGTCACACTCTTCCACGGCCCGCGCGTGGTCTGGGATGCGTTCTCCCGCGGCATCTATCCCGACGTCCCTCTGAAGCAGGCACGCAAGCTTCTCGCCCACCGCAAGGTCAGGCTCGGCGCTTATGGCGATCCCGCAGCAGTCCCGTTCCGGGTCTGGGAGCAGGCGCTCGATCTCGTGAGCGAGCTGTCTGGCTACACTCACATGTGGCGCGAGTATCCGATGCTGTCGGCATTCTGCATGGCGTCCTGCGACACCGAGCAGGATCGAGATGAAGCCAAGGCTCTCGGCTTCCGCACCTTCCGCGTCCGCGGCAAAGACGACCCTAAGCTGGCCGGCGAAGGCCACTGCCCGGCATCCAAGGAGATGGGTAAGGCGACGCAGTGCGCTCAGTGCCTTCTCTGCGGTGGCTCACGCTCGGCCGCCAAGGCCGACATCACCATCATCGCTCACGGAGCTGGCGCCTCGAACTTCGAGCGCGCCAAGGAGGCAGCATGACCGGTCCCTGGGATACCGACCTGATCGACGAGGAGTTCGACGACGCCAGCGTCGGCGAGATCATCAACACCAGCAGAGGTGAGCGCAGATCGTCCCCGCGTCGCAGCGGGGAATACCGGCGATCCAATCGCTACACCGAAGACGGATACGGCGAACTCGACTTTGCCTAAGGAGAATTGACATGACTGACACGACCACCGCCATCCCGCTGGACATCGCAGGGATCACATGGCGCAAGATTGCCGACCAGATTGTCACGGCGATCGAGGGCGGGTCCGGCTACTGGGCCACCAGCTTCAGGCCGGTCAACCCGAATGACATCAAGACCGATGTCCAGCCCTGGTACGACGACGAGAAGATTTGGGCCGGTGACTTCAACATCAAGGTGCGCGATGGCGAGGGCGGCGAGACCTTCTACTTCACACCAGATGGTTTGAAGAAAGGCCTTCAGTGGCTCGCCGACAATCACCTCTGGCGCATTGAAGAGATCGTCAAGGAGACCGGCGACGCCGAGACAGCCGACGTCTTCCTGCAGGCCTGTCTCTTCCAGGACATCGTCTATGGATAGGGCATTGGATCACCGTCACGGCCTGCCCGAGGCCAGCGGTTTCAAGCTCGGTCAGCGTGTCACAATGCTCGATGCCTGCGTCGGTGCAGACCACGACGACATCGAGCACACCATCCTTCCAGGTGCTGACGGACTCATCGAGTGCATCGAGCACCTGGCCCCGCCGCAGGGCCTCACCTTCACGGTTTGGATTCCCATCAACGAGCTGGAGGGCCGCGGCATCGTCAACGTGTTCGACGAGGACGACGGTCCTATCACGAACTTTTTAAAAGCGAAGGAGTCCACATGAAGCCGAAGTCGAAGCCCATGCCCACGCTCTACGTCGTGTGGGCACTCTGCAGTCCGGGCCCGAAATGGCAGATGGTCTCCGAGCCAAAGCCGCGGTCGGAGCTGGTTCTTATCGTGCGAGATCAGTGGAAGCAAAAGCGACTGGCGCGCATCAGGCCTGCGCCTGCACGCAATCAGGAGGCGTTGCGGGAAAGCAAATGAGTGTCTATTTGTTGCGCTTCGATCCGAGCTATCAGCACGCGGGCCATTCCATCGGTTTCTGCGAGGATGAGACCACAGATCGCAGATTCGGGGGCATCTCGAACCTTTGTACGTAAAGTGAACCGGGCTCGCCGGCAGGAACCATGTTGCTGTCGGCAGCCTTAAACCGCAACCGGCCTATGCGCAAATGCAGCACCTTACCAGAGGCAGTGATGGCGATGGCGCTCAGTCGAAATCCATCAAAGAAATTCCTAAAAGGCGAGGAGGTAAAGGCCTTCCGCATTTCCAGAAATCTTACCCAACCCGAGCTTGCAGGATGGCTTGGACTGACGCCGCAGGCGATCGCGAAGTACGAGATCCGAGGCGTCACCAAGGCAATCGCTCTGGCACTTTCCGCCATCGATCGCGGGCTGCAACCCTTTAAACCAACAAAGGCCGACCTCAACTCGATCGCAACAAGCGAGCGCATGAGGACGCTGCGCACCAGGGAACACTGATGAAAGCAAATGCTAGTGCCGTGGCGCCATCGAAGATGGTCGTCCGTCCTATCAACCCGAAGTTCAAGGATCGATTACCTGGCATCATGGTGGAGATCATCGACGCGCTTGTCGTGATCGAGCCGGCTGTCAGTCGGATGACCGTGCAGCTTCGGGAGTTTCTCGATTATCTGGACTTCGAGATCCAGAAGACAGCGCTGGAGATCCAGCGGCTTCGATGGGAGCCGCAGGTTGACCTCGTTGCTGTCCGGGAAGCTGAAGACTGGCTCAAGCAACTGGCGAAGCTTGAGGAGGACTTCAATGTGGATGTGATGACGTCTCCGCCCGAGACGATTCGGGCGATGCTCGATCGCGTCAACAAAATGTTTGGATTGGAGTGAGGGCCGCCAACCGGCGACCCTCTGTCAGATACGGCAGGTCATCGCGACGATCGCGATATCCTTGATGTCATCGAAGGGCATGGCCTCATCTTCCTTCTCCGGTATCGACTTCGACAGCTTGAGGCCGTTCTCCGTGATGTCCAACAGAAGCCGAACCCGGGTCTTCTCGTTCTTGTCGGTGATCACGACGAGGTCACCGGGCACCGGATCACGCTGCTTGGTGGCATACATCAGCTGACCTGTCTTAACCCAAGCGCCAAGAGAGCTGTCCGGCATGTGGAACGCGAACGCCGTCTCATCCCCTTCGAGCTGGGGCGGAGCAGGCACGTACCCCTCACGCCGTGGGCTCGCCGCCGACTGCAACGCCTGAGGCAGCGACGAGACATGACGCAGCTCGACCGTCGCCTGACGTGCGGTGCGGACGTTGACCCGCCGGATGTTGTCCGGCTCGATTTCCGTAGGAGCGTCGGCCCGAGCTTCACCCTCGGCGCCGAGAGCTTCCATCACCTTCTTCGGGATCGGGTATCCTGATCCGACCGCGATCTTCTGGAGCGTCGACACCGTAGGGACAAAACGGTGCTTTGGATTGTTGAGAAGGCGCAAGATCGTTGACGGCGCGATATCCGAGTGCCGGGCCAGATCCGTTCCTGTCCACTTCTTTCGATCAAGAATGTGATCGATCCACTCGATCACAATCTCCTTCGGGGTCTGTGCTTTTTTCATTTGTGCCAATGCCATTTGCGATCCTCCAATATCATGGTTTTCGCATAACAAATAATTAGTGAGGCCCGGATGTGGCCTGTGTACAATTGTGAACCGTTAGGGACTTCTGAAATCTGGTAGCGTTTGCAGTCATCGTTTTCCGTGTCCATCCATTTGCTTGGATGCTAACAACGGCAAATACGATAGGTTTCGCGCGATTGCAAATGTTTTTTTGTTCCCCGTCCGTTCTGCAAACGGGAAGAAAATCAAACAAAATCAATGGTTTATGGAACGGTGCAGGCCGGAGTTTTCAACCGGAGTTTGCCTTGGACATCTTCCAGAGTGCAAGCAATTGCTTGAACTCGGGGGTCCGAATGCCAGCGTGGGGGACAGCGCAGGCGTCGGCCACATGCTCGTTGTCGATGTGCAAGTCCCCTGCCCGGTTCACGATCTTGCCGGTCTTGTTCTTCGTATCGGCCTCGTAGCGCTGCCAGGGAGCCTCAGGAAAGCGCTCCGCGGCCCAGGCGATGATCTCTGGCTTCTCGGCCGTCTTGCTGCCCACGGAGCCCAGCTTCGTTTCCAGGGGCATGACCTGGATGAGCGGGATCTTCACCGAGGCGAGGATACCAACAGCAGCGCCAAAAGCGAACGCAGCCCTCGCGCGCCGAGACCCTGAAGGGATCTCGCCGAACGCAACGGTACAGCCTTCCAGCTCCTCGTGGAGCGCATCGTGCAGCTCGGTCGCCCGACGCAGGTCGTCGGAGTTCTGGCGCACGACTTTGCCCTTCCCCGCCCGCTTGTCGGTCCAGATGGTCCGGAATCGGTCGAAGGAAAACTCAAGGGTACCCAGGTCCAACCAAAGTCTGCTGATGCCAAAGGCGGCGAAAGCCGGATCGAGGCCGGCTACGAGGATTCGGTCCATGAGTTCCCTAGTGTGACTCGAAAGACGCAATAACCACATCTCGTGGCTTGCATTTTCATTTGCATTCGTGCAAGTACACCAACCCGCAAGAGGCGTCAAGCCCGCGGACCAGATCAACGGAACGACATGAGCATCAGAGCAATCAACTGGGCCAAGCACCTTGGCGACTGCAAAGAGCTGACGTCGACCATGCGCCACATCCTGTTGGTGCTGGCCGACTTCGCCAGCGACGAGGACACCGCTTTCCCGCGCCAGACCATCATCGCCAAGATCACTGGCCTGAGCCGACCCACGGTCAACATCAACCTCGGCTACCTCCAGGACATCGGGCTGATCATCGCGACCGGCCGTAAGCACGCCAATGGCGGCACGCGATCATCCGAGTACCTGCTGCTGATCGACGACAATCCGGCCGTCGACCAGACCCTCTTCTACAAAGATCCGGACGCCTGTCCGCCCTTCGTACCCCGTGTTCGTTTTACGAACGCCCCCCGTGTTCGCGACGATGACACCGGGTGTTCGTCTGACGAACAGGGGGGTGTTAGCGAGCCTAACAGGGGGTGTTCGTCTGACGAACAGGGGGGTGTTAGCGAGCCTGACACCTTGAACCACCACTTAGAACCACCACCAGAACCGCAAGCTAGAACCGCTGCGCCGAAGAAGCGCAGGACCTCGACTTGGCCTGATGATTATCATGAGCAGTTCTGGAGCGAGTGGCCGAAGAAGGTGGCGAAGGCCATCGCCATGACGAAGCTCAACCGGGTCTTCAGGGAGGACAAGGTCGAGTTCACGACCATCATGGATGGTGTCCGCCGATACGTCGCCAGCTGCGAAGAACTCGAGTTCATGATGGCGCCGGACAAGTTCATCCACGGCCAGCGCTGGGACGACCAGTTCGACAACAAGAAGTCGAAGAAGGGTCCGCCCAGCAAGCGGATGGCGATCTGATGGCCGGCGTCGATGTCGGCAAGGTCCTCGCGGAGGAAGGGATCAAGCTTCGATCCCTGAAATTCGGAAACCAGTACTCGACCTGTCCGCAGTGCTCGCACAAGCGGAAGGGCGCTCACAAAAAAATCCGCTGCCTGTCGGTGAAGATCGACGACAGCGGCGTCGTGTGGAACTGCAAAAACTGTCAATGGGTAGGTTCAGAGAATGCTAAACGAGAAGCACGCCAGGGGGATCGAGGACCGCGGCCTGAGCGTGGAAATGTCGGCGGCTATGGGGCACTACAGCGGGCGTCTCTCGCGAGATTCGCAGGACCGCGTAATCGTTGAGCCCGACGAGCACGGCAACGTTCTCTGCTTCCCGTATTACGAACACGGTATCGAGGTAAACACCAAGTACCGCTGGTCGAAGGACGGCGAGCGCCGGTTCATGCAGCGCCGCGACGCTGTGAAGACCGTCTACAACGCTGACGTCCTGTTCGACCCCGCGCTGATGGAGATGCTCAGCACCGGCCAGGAGTCGCTGATCTGGACCGAGGGTGAGTTCGACACTCAGGCCGGCAAGGAGTCCGGCTACGAGACGATCATCTCGGTGCCCGATGGTGCGCCGCCGGCTCGCGATGCCAAGGGCAAGCTGATACCGGTGCCGGATGATGCTCGGGATATCGATCCCGACGACGACGATAAGTTCTCGTTCATGGCTCGCCTCTACGGCCAGCTGATGGAGGTCAAGTACCACATCATCTGCACCGATGCGGACGAGCCAGGTCAGCGCCTGGCCAAGGAACTGGTTAGACGTCTCGGCGCGCCGAAGTGCTTCTGGGTCGAGTACCCGAAGGACGAGGTCGTCCCCGACAAGAAGAACAAGGGGGCCTTCAGAGCCCCAAAGGATCTGAACGAGGTCAAGAAATATCTCGGCGTCGAGCGCGTCCGGGAGATGATCGACAACGCCAAGCCGTGGCCCGTCAACGGTCTGTTCCGCCTCTCCGACTATCCGGAAATGGAGATGCCGGAGATGGCCGAGATTGGTCTGTCGGAAGAGCTTGATCTTCTGATGAAGTTCTACGGCGGCCAGTTCGTCGTCGCTACCGGCGTCCCCAACGTCGGTAAGTCGACGCTGATCAACCAGGCCTCCGTGCTGCTCGCGAAGAAGCACAAGTGGCCGGTTGCCATTTTTTCGGGCGAGAAGGACGTCAAGCCGTTCCTGGCGCACGAGCTGATGACGGCCTTCCTGGAGAAGCCGCGCAAGGACTGGACGTTCGAAGAGAAGAAGAGAGCCGAGGCCTTCGTCGAGAGGTATTATCGGTTCATCGACTACGACGAGACCAAGGACTTCGACATCGACGTCGACTTCCTGCTGGAGTGCGCAGCTGCCGCGGTGTTCCGCGACGGCGTCCGCATGCTGATCATCGACCCCTGGAACGAGCTTGAGCACAACCGACCCATGAACATCTCGCTGACCGAATACGTCGGCAAGATGATCAAGAAGATGAAACGGTTCGCGAAACAATTCGGAGTGTGTGTGGTGGTAGTTGCGCATCCGACCAAGATCACGGGCGACACCGAGCCCGGCCTCTATTCGATCTCAGACTCGGCTCACTGGGCTAACAAGCCGGACCTGGGCATCATCGTGCTCGGCGGCGACGAGGAGAACCCCAACGCCCGTACGATCAACATCGCGAAGGTCCGCCTGAAGCGCATCGCCGGCAATACCGGTCGAACCCTTCTGGCCTTCGACGAGAACACCGGCCTGTTCGTCAAGCCAGTTTTTTAAGAATTTGCTTGCATGAATGCAAACCGTCTGATAATGCAAACCTCGAAAAGGAGAGACCACCAATGGCTAACAGTTTGAACCGAGCGACCCTGATCGGTCGCCTGGGCAAGGATCCCGAAGTCAAGAACATGACGAACGGCGGCTCCGTCGCGAACCTGAGCGTCGCCACCAGCGAGAGCTGGAAGGACAAGCGCTCCGGCGAGTGGAAGGAAAAGACCGAGTGGCACCGCGTCACCGTCTGGGCCGAGAAGACGATCGAGTACGCCGAGAAGAACCTCAAGAAGGGCGACCTGGTCCGCGTCGAGGGCAAGATCGAGACCCGCAAGTGGCAGGATCAGCAGGGCGTCGAGAAGTACTCGACCGAGATCGTCATCCCGCAGTTCGCACTCGTCGAGCAGCTGATGAAGCTGGGTTCGGCCAACGACAACAGCAACGGCGGTGGCCGTGGCGATGATGACCGCGGCTCCAGCCGTGGCCGTGGTCGCGACGATGACCGTGGTGGCGATGATCGCGGCTCCAGCAGCCGTGGCAGCTCCAGCCGTGGCCGTGACGACGACCGTGGCGGCGATGATCGCGGTTCGACCCGCGGCGGTCGCGGCGGCAGCGAGCGTGACGATGGTCGCGATGACCGCAGCCGTGGCGGCGGTAGCCGCGGTGGCAGCGGCGGTGGTCGCAACAACGACATGGATGACGACATCCCCTTTTGACAAGGGCGATGACGTCCTGACCAAGCTTCGCACTGGTCAGTTTATCTGAGCTTCCCCGTTGAGCGGGGAAATCGAGGGGCGCCCCATTCTGGTTGCGCGTGCTGGGGCGCCCCTTTTCACATCAAATCATTTGCACGAGTGCAAACGGAGCAAGAATGACACCCAACGTTTCCTTGGACGATCGCGCGATCGGCGAGGCCCTGGCGAAGTCCGGGATGCCGATTGATCTGATCGCCCTCCTGACCGTGCTCGGCGCTATCGGCGAGCAGCCGGAACTGTGCGACTGCCCGCCCGGCATCTGCCTCGGCGATCAGGACGACTTCCTCAAGGCGCTCGACGACTACGACCGGCTCGAAGCGAGCGTGAACGCTGCCTTCGACCTGGATCTCGCTCGTGACAGCGGCGACGAGACCGACGTGAACGACGAAGAGGATGACGAGGACGAGTTCGAGATCGTGTTCGAGCCGGACTTCGACTTCGACCCGATCGACATGGCCTCCGAGGATAAGGTCGAGGCTGTCGCTCAGCTCGGCCGCATCATCGAAGGCTTGACGACGGTTGTCGAGCTGCATGCCACCCTTCTGAAGAAGCTGGTGGCGTGATGGCAAGAACCGTCCTGGAAGTCGGACAGGGCGCACTCTCCGAGTACTACGACTGGATCAAGGACGCCGCTCACGGCGACGTCCTGGTCTACTGGCAGGGCGACCTCCAGTACGACCGCCAAGTCAACGTGCCGGCTGATGACGTCCTCCAGTCTGCTCTGCGCACCCGCATCCAAGCGCTCAACTTCGTTGCCGATCGCATCCATGCGGACTCGAAGCAAGGTCTGCTTCACCTGACGCAAGCGCGCATCGGAACGAACCTCTTCGAATATCGCGCAACCCGTCGCCGTGTCCTCGGCGGCCAACCCACGGCCTCGGAAATCAGGAATGACAACCTCGTCCCTGCATGAGGATCGCACACAGGCTCTCGGCTGGCTCGCACATGGTGGCGAGCTGGCCGTCGAGCTGAAGGGTGATCATGCCCGCCACTCCGACGTCATCTGGCAACTTCTTGTCGAGGCCGTAGAGGTCATCGACAAGACGCCGGACAACGAGAGGCGCTGGCTCACGTCCGGCAACCGGTCCGGTGGCTGGAACATGGTCGGCATGTCGCGTGCCGAGCTGATCGAGATCGAGAAGATCAGATTGCTGTCCGCGATGAAGCCCTTCGACGGGAGCACCAAGTATGCGCCGCAACGAAACGACGCCGATCGAGCCCTTGGTGTCCTGGCATGGCTTCGTTGGTGCAATTCTGCGCGCCTACCGGAGCGACTTACGAAGGCAGCTGTGGCGCTGGCTCGCGGCGGAGATCAGGAAGTCGTGCATCGGCTCTATTGCCCGACCCGAAAGCCCAACCGCCAGAACTTCCACGAAATCAAAACCCGGACGGTCGGTTTCATCCTGACCGGCCTGAAGAACGATCTCGGCATCGCGCCGGGAGACGGAATCACCTTCAAAGAGGTCCACGAACATGTCTGATCTGCCGATTCCCCAGAGAATTAACGTCGAGCAAGTCGTCGAGCATTCCTTCAAGGACATGCACCAGAAGGGCTTTCACTATCTCTGTCTCCAGCGCTCAGAGACCGAGACGGTCAAGCTGTACTTCTTCGACGGCGACGTGAACAAGCTGCCGGAGGTCATCGCCCCGCACGATCACCGCTACGACTTCGAGACCTACGTGGCGGCCGGCGCAGTCGAGAACGTCTGGTTCCGCCGGACCATGAACGACGAGCTGGGCAAGATCTACAACTGGTTCGAGTACCGCACGCCCATGAACGGCGGCGACGGCTTCACCTTCGCGGGTGAGGAGATGCTCTACGAGGCGAACCGCAGCCGGTTCACCAACGGCGAGTCCTACTACATGCAGGCCGACGACCTGCACACCATCCGCATCGCCGGCAACGAGACCGTCCTGATGCTCCTGCAGTTCGAGGACATCTATCCGATCGGGAAGCCGACCTCGACATTCTTCAAGGACGCGGCGCCTTCCCTGGATGGCCTCTACACCAAGTTCACTGAGGACGAGGTGATAGCCCTGCTCAACCGGTTCGAGCAGCGCACGGGCATCACGCTCGGCGGCATCCGTGACGCAGCGTAGTCCCGAGGGAGCCAACGCTCACCTGAACCTGCACGCGGCTTTCCATGTGCAGTTCTCAACGCTGGAGCGGTTCAAGGCAGCGATCCTTAACGCTGCCTCGCCTCACGAGATCGAGCTGGCCCGGTCCGCCTATCACGCGGCAGGCGAGGCTGTGCTCGACCGGACGCAGGAACAGCTCAACGTCCAGATACGGGAAGACGGGATCGACCCGTTCACCAGGAGACCGCTACGCCCATGAGAGAGATCATCCTCGACACGGAAACGACCGGGCTCGATCGGAAAACCGATCGGATCTGCGAGATCGGCTGCGTCGAGGTGATCGACATGATCCCGACCGGGCGCACCTATCACACCTACTGCAACCCGCTGCACCCTGTTCACAGGGAAGCCTACAAGGTCCACGGCCTGAGCGACGTCTTCCTCCGCACGAAGCCGACGTTCAAGAGGATCCACAACCGGTTCCTGAGCTTCATCGAAGGGGCCAGGCTGGTGATCCACAATGCCCCCTTCGACATGGGGATGATCAATGAGGAGCTGGACAGGCTCAACATTGCCCCGCTCGAAAACGAGGTCGTCGACACGCTGGAGATGGCAAAGGCCGTCCATCCTCGACGCCGGCACACGCTCGATGCGCTTTGCTCGCTCTACAACATCGACACCTCCAAAAGGTCGGAGGTTCACGGCGCCCTCATCGACTCCGAGCTTCTGGCTCAGGTCTACGTCGAGCTGCAGGGCGGCCGGCAATTCGGAATGCAGATGGACCTCCTCAAGCAGGAGGAGGAGTTCGCGGCACCAAAAACTCTTCAACGGCCAACACCGCTGAAGAGTCGGCTTACCAACGAAGAAATCGCTGCGCACAGGGCTTTCGTCGAGACACTCGGCGATAAGGCCATCTGGCGCGAGTACGTTTAACCACTTGTTTGAATGCAAAGGATAGCGAAAATGCGCAGGCGTACTGGAAACATCGGCATGAGTGCTGAGGCTCGTGCAGCTCGCATGAAGTCGATCGGCGGCTCTGATGCCAAGATCATCATGTCGGGAGACCAGGACGCGATCGAGCGCCTCTGGTTGGAGAAGCGCGGCGAGATCGTCCCGGAGAACCTCGACGAAGTCATCCTGATCAACCTCGGCAACCTGACCGAGCCGTTGAACGCCGACCTGTTCGAAGACGAGATGGATCTGCTGGTCACCGACGAGCAGAAGAAGGTCCACTACTACGCCTGGGACAAGGCTCACACCACGCTGGATGGCTTGGTGCGCCGATCTGAGGACTCTGACCCGATCGCCATCGTCGAGTTCAAGTTCATGTTCCCCTTCGGCTTCAACAAGCAGGAGGCGTACGAGAAGTACTTCCCGCAGGTTCAGCACAACATGATGGTGACTGATCTGTCGAAGGGCTACTTGTCGATCCTGACCGGTGCAGCCCAGCACGTCATCATCGATGTCGAGGCTGACCTGTTCTACCAGATCGCCCTGCTCGAAGCCGAGAAGGACTTCTGGGACTGCGTCGAGACCGGCCGCACGCCAGGCGCTCCGAAGATCGAGATCCCGATCGCCGAGCGGATCAAGATCCACGACATGAGCACCAATAACGAATGGTGCGACCTGGCATTCACGCTGCTCAGCACCAAGCCGGCAGTCGAAAAGCACGACAAGGCGAAGAAGGCGATCAAGAAGCTCTTCCCGGCCGATGCCAAGTCGGCGACCGGCAAGGGCGTCTCCATCAACCTGTCGAAGGACGGCAAGCAGCTGATCAAGTTCGACGAGGAAGCCATCAAGGAGGCCGTCGCCGAAGCTGCCAACCGTCCGGAGGCGCCGCCCGAGGAACCGGCAAACGAACCGGCAAAGAAGACCCGGGCGCCGCGCAGGAAACCCGCCAATTCCAACGAGAAACCCGCTGCTGAAGAAGCGGCATAAACGGAGCAAAAAATGTCCGAGCAGAAAGACCACCTCAGGATCTGGAACGCTGTCGAGGCGACCGATCCCAAGCACACCAAGCAGTTCAACCGCGGCGGCGGCTTCAAGGGCACGGCGACCAACGCCACGTACCTGTTCAAGAAGGCCACCAAGACGTTCGGCCCGCTCGGCATTGGCTGGGGCTGGAACGTGATCGACGAGAAGTACCAGCCGGGTCAGGACAAGGACGTTATCCACGTCGTCCGGATCAAGCTCTGGTACATGCTCGACGGTCAGAAGGGTGAGATCGAGCACTTCGGTCAGACCCAGTTCGTCGGCAAGAACAAGAACGGCTACTTCACCGACGAGGAGGCGCCGAAGAAGTCGCTGACGGACGCTATCTCGAAGAGCCTGTCCGGCCTGGGCTTCGCCGCCGACATCCACCTCGGCATGTACGACGACAACCGCTACGTCAACGACATGAAGCGCGAGTTCCGTGACGGTGACGAGTTCGACGCCCCGGCCAGCAACGACAATCGCCGTGACGATCGCGATGATCGCCGCGACGACCGTCGTGATGATCGCCGTGACGAAGGTCGCAACGAAGGCAACGGCGGCGGTGGCAACACCCGGATCGAGGACATGATTGTCAAGCTCGAAACGGACATCCGCAACTGCAAGTCGATCAAGGACCTCACGGACTTCATGAACGGCGCGGACATGAAGGATGCGATGAAGGAGATGTCGAAGCAGGAAATCGACGACCTCCGAGCGTTCGCAGCTGAGCGGCTGAAGGATCTGGGATGGAAGAAGCCGGCCAAGGAGGCCGCGAATGGCTGACACGAGGTTCGATCCCGAGGCGGTGGAGCTGGCGAAGAAGCTCCATCGCAACTTCCTGAAGGCCAACCAGAACACGACGTTCAAGAGTGACTGGATGGAGTTCTATGAGCAGGCCGCCAGATTCCTCGGCAAGTGGCATGAGCCGAGCTGAGGCCTACTGCGAGATGGCGCTCTTTGCGATCAAGTTTTCGCAGAGCGCCAACAGCCTTCGTGCCTGGTGGGCGGCAGAGTCCGCCCACCGGGAGAAGTACGAGCTGTCCCAGAAGCAGATCGACGGACTGGCTGATGCCTGCCGCGATCATATCCGGGACCTGGGTGAAATCGCCAAGGAACGCCCTCCGGAGCCGGTGAAGCGAAAGCCGAAGCCGAAGCGCGGACCCCTGATCTGAGGCCTCATGAGCAAGAGCAACAAGTCTAAGGACAACTGGATCCTCGTCAGAATGGACGAGGACGGCTACCTGGGTCCGCACGCACAGTACGACGCGGAGATGCTGGCGCGCTTTCCGAAGAACGTCCCGCTTCGGATCCAGCTCGCCCAACCGCGCAGCGGCCCGCGACATCGTCTTTACCGCGTGTCCCTGCGGATCATCGTCAACAACACGGACAAGTTCACGACCGACGACGCGCTCCATAAGACGTTGCTGCTGGCCTGCAACGTGACGGAGCCGATCCTAACCACAGAGGGCGAGTTCATCTACGTCCCATCCTCCACCGCCTTCAATGCGATGCCGGAAGAGGAGTTCAAGGATTACTTCGACCGGGCGATGGAAATCGTCGCGTCGGTCATCATCCCCGGGCTCGATCTAGACGAGCTGCTGAAGGAAGCCCGGGCCCAGTCCAACTACAAAGACGCCGCCAACGACAACGACGAGCGGCAGAACCGAGAGGTAGCGTGATGGTATTGGCCACCCTTCTGAAGCTTTCGAACCTGATGCGTGGTCTCGGGAAGAAAGAAAAGCCGCAGCAAGAGCCGTGGTTCGGCTCCTACCTCGACGAGGACGGCGTCGTCGCCGACGTTCTCAAGCGTATCCAGTCCGACGAGGTGGCAGTCAAGCGCTGGCTCGATCCCTGGAGCTGGCGCTTCCCGGTCCTGGACCGGCAGATTCCGTTCGCACCGAAGGTCGAGACGCCAGAACACGCCGGTTGCCTGCTGTTCGCTCCGATGTCGATCCGGAACTACTACGGCATGTGGCATGCGAACAATCCGTACACCGAGGCAGAGGACGCCGAGACCACGGACGGCTTCATCACCGATCCGCGCCATCCGGACAACTTCTCCGGCCGCGTCATCGATCGCGTCAAGGCTGAACTGCGAGCCTCACTGAGGGCGGCGGCGTGAAGTTCTACCGGCCGATCATCTGCACGCCGACAGGGCGCTGGGGTGGCAGCTTCTGCTGCATCGCCCCGTCCCTCAAGGCCGCCTTCAAGATGCTGGAGAGGCGCATCGCTGACGGCAAGATCCAGTGGAGACCGCTGTGAAACCCGACGATCTCGCCAAGCAGTGCGTCGACAACATCAACTTCTACACCACCAACAAGATGCCCGCTGAGGAGGCGGGCGTCCTGCTCACCACACCGAAGGGATGGAAGGCTCCCCCGCGGTTTCCGCGTGGCAGGCTCAACCTCGTCAGGCCAGACGGCACCAGGGTCTGGCACTTCAAGGCCATGAACGTCCTTGCCTGGCTGATCGGCAACAACCTCACCACCATCAAGATCGAGATGAAGGCACTGAAATGACCATCGAGCTGAAACTGGATGCCAACGGCATCGACAAGCTATTCGCCGATGCGGACGCCAAGCTGCGGCTGCAGAACGCAGTCATCGCTGAGATCTGCAAGCGCATGTTCACCAACTGGATCGACAAGGACGTGGTCAAGCTGGTCGACGCAGCGTTCAGCTCCGGCTCCGAAACATTGGCGAAGACGCTGTTCGAGAACGAGAACATGAAGGCTCAGTTCGAGAAGATGTTCAACGACGGCCTCGCCCAGATCAAGAAGGACGCCTGGAGCAGCAACACCAGCGTCAAACTGAAGCCCGAGGCGAAGGCAGCTCTCGACAAGGCTCTGAAGGAGCAGGTCGAAGCCCTGATGAAGGAATATGCCGTGACCGGAGAGCAGCTGATTACCGCCGCTGCTCAGGCTGCCTTCGAGCGCGTCCAGGAGAAAGCCATGGCCAACATCGACGCCCAGATCAACCGCAAGGTCAGTTCGATCACCATGAACGAGATCGATCGCAAGGTCACGGCTGCGATGGACATCGTGCTCAAGGTCGCCAAGTCATGAACCCCAAACACCTCCCCACCACGCCGCAGGGCATGGTCGACCGCCTCGGCGAGGAGGCCGGAGAGGTCGTCGAGGTCATTGGCAGAGTCCTGCGCGCCAAAGGCAAGATCGACCGGTTCGGCTTCCTGAGTGCTCACCCAGGAGGCGGCCCGAACAACGCTGCCCTGCTCCTGTCGGAGATGGCTGACCTGCGCCATGCCGTCTCTGTGGTAGAGAACACGATCACAGAAATGGCAAGGATCAAGGTCGGCAATACCGAGTTGGTCTGGACCACGGACCTCGTGCCGGCCAAGGAGCTGCGCGAGCTGTACGAGGAAGACGACATGACCGACGAGGATTTCCTGGCAGCCAACAAGGTCATCGCCGTGTGCGATGGCCAGTGGCACCGCGAAGGCCTGGAGTATCGGTTCTACCTCGATCCGGAGAGACGCGATGGCTGAGACCGGTCTTGACGACTGGGCGAGCTGGCGATGCGGCAAGAACCCGTTCGTCTACTGTCCGCCCGAAGGCTGCCCGAAGAGCTACGGCTGCGCTCGCGAGCAAGGCTGGAAGCCGGGTGATCCGACACCTGACGGTTGCCTTGGGAGAGTGCCTCTCCCTCTGCCTGAGCCTTAAACATTTGCTTGACCGTTTGCTCAAATGCAAATAAGAAAGCCGCATGCAAACGGTCCTCGATCTCGCCCCACCTCCAGGCTTCCGGAAGGCCATCCCGGTCACCGTAAAGCTGGAGGTGGTGATCAGACAGCACAGCCTGTGCGCCACATGCGGCGAGCGGTTGGGCAAGCTCGACGACACTCAATTCGATCACGTCCCCGCCATTCAGTTGCGCTGCTGGGACGCTGAGGCCAAGGACGTAACTCCGCGATCGAACGATCCCGAGTTCATCCAGGCAAAGCACACCGACTGCCACGCCAAGAAGACGTTCGGCTCCCGTCAGGAGCTGACCCGTGGCGACGTGCAGGAAATCGCCCGCACGAAGCGGCTCGCGAGAGAAACCGAAGATTTCAGACGCCGAATGTTGGCAAAAGGTGACCCCGAAGCGGAGGCGCCTGTGCAGCCTCGGCGCAAGAAGGCATGGCCGAAGAGGCCGTTCCAGAAGCGGGGGAAAGATGGAAAGCCACGTTCGCGAAGTGAAGAAGGTCGCGGAGGAACTGAAGGAGAGCGGTGAGATCGAGGCCTTCACGTTCGGCCGCGACAGGAAGCATCACCGCATTGAGTTTCTCGTGAAGGGTAAGTGGATGTCGGTGCCAGTCGCCGTCTCTCCTCGAACCCCCTACTCGTCGAATTACGCACGACAACAGATCAGACGTCGCATCAGAGCCATGCCGTGACGTTTGTTTGAATGCAAAAAGGAGAAGACAAGACATGGAAGTCAGAAGCACAGAGGACGGCCTTCTGCGGGCGTTCGGATTGCTCTTGCAGCAGCAGTCATCGCGCCAGTTCGCGAGGAAGCACATCTACCAGGAGATCGGCAACAACGTTCACGCAACGCGACCGCTCACCAAGGCGGAGAACGAGGCAGTTGCCGGCCTTCTCACCAAGTTGAAGGCCCTCGATCCGAGTGACGAGGCCAACAAAGAGCAGGCCCAGGCGCTGCTGAAGCAGCTGAGCGTGCTGCCTGTGAAGTTCGTTCCCGTGAAGCACGAACAGCGCATCGATCGCTCGAAGACCTATCCCTATCGCTCGGCGAAGCGAGGCGGATGATGCAGCTCCGCGGCACGCTGAAGAAGGCCCAGCGCGTTTCCATCCCGTCCGGCGGCTTCTCGCTGCGCGGCACGATCTGGGATGACGCCAAGCGCCAGTATAGCGACGGCTGGTTCATCTACACCGCGAAGGTGGTGGAGGAGATCGAGCCGGACGTCTTCCGGACCGCGACCGGCAACATCTACCGCATCAATAGCTGGGCGCCGCCGTCGAAGCCGACGTCCGAGTACGACCCGATCCCGCCGGATTGGCCCTACTGCGTTTTCCTCCCGAAAGACGAGTGACTGATGAGAATTGAACGACGATACACCAAGGCAGGCGTCTCGCCCTACGCCATGATGGGCTGGCGCAATGCAACCAGCGAGATCAAGAACACGGACGGCTCGGTCGTCTTCCGTCTGGAAGGCATCGAAGTCCCCGAGGCCTGGTCGCAGGTTGCAGTCGACGTGCTGGCGCAGAAGTATTTCCGCAAGGCCGGCGTGCCGAAGAACCTGATGAAGGCTGACGAGGAAGGCGTCCCGGCGTGGCTGCAGCGCAGCTTCGGCGCACCCTACCCGACAGCTGAGGCTGATCAGCATCTGACCAGCGAGACCTCGGCCAAGCAGGTGTTCGACCGCCTCGCCGGTTGCTGGACCTATTGGGGCTGGAAGAACGGCTACTTCAAGCCGGGCTCCATGAGCCAGTACATCACCCTCGTCGACCTCAACGAGGATGCCGAGTCGAACGCCCTCGCCTTCTTCGACGAGCTGCGCTTCATGCTCGCCACCCAGATGTTTGCGCCCAACTCGCCGCAGTGGTTCAACACCGGCCTGCACTGGGCGTATGGCATCGATGGCCCGGCTCAGGGCCACTTCTACGTCAGTGACACCGACGAAGCCCTGTTGCCGCAGGTCATGGCATCGACCTCGGCTTACGAGCGTCCGCAGCCGCACGCTTGCTTCATTCAGTCGGTCGGCGACAATCTGATCCAGGACGGCGGCATCATGGACCTCTGGCTCCGTGAAGCTCGCCTGTTCAAGTACGGCTCAGGCACCGGCACCAATTTCTCGAGCCTGCGTGGCAAGGGAGAGAAGCTGTCGGGCGGCGGCACGTCGTCGGGCATGATGTCGTTCCTCAAGATCGGTGACCGGGCAGCCGGCGCGATCAAGTCGGGCGGTACGACGCGGCGCGCGGCCAAGATGGTCGTCGTCGATGTCGATCACCCCGATGTCGAGGAATACGTCGGCTGGAAGGTCGATGAGGAGAAGAAGGTCGCTGCCTTGGTGGCTGGATCCAAGGCCACGAGGCGCGCCCTGAAGGAGGTCTATCTCGCCAAGACCGATCCGAAATCAGAAGGGCATCTGAAGCAGGCTGTCCGGTCGGCCAAGGCCGCCTTCGTCCCGGAGTCCTACATCAAGCGCGTGATCGATCTGGCGGACCAGGGTGAAGAGTTCAGCTTCCCCGAGTTCGACGTCGACTGGCAGTCGCAGGCCTACGAGACAGTGTCCGGGCAAAACTCGAACAACACGGTGTCCGTGACCGACGACTTCCTCCAGGCTGTTCAGCTCGGCATGGACTGGGACCTGAAGGCTCGCTCGGACGGCAAGGTCATGAAGACCATCAAGGCCCGCGACCTCTGGGATCAGATCTGTCGTGCTGCCTGGGAGTCGGCTGACCCCGGTCTGCACTTCAACACGACCATG